ATCTGCTTCTATTTGATTACTACCATATTAACTTTTTTTAAAAAAAAATCATTCAAAAGGTTAATTTTTCGGAAAAACGGGAATTATATAAGTAGGACAACAAAAAAAGGATTTGAAATGAAAGTTAGAATTGAAACAACAATAGAGTTACACGAAACCATAGTTCCTAGCATCAAGCGGCTAGCAAAAAATTACGATTATGATTCTTGGAGACAATTTGTACGAGTCTATATTGTGGATGAAGGACTTCAAGGGCTGCAATCACAGGCTTGGGATGAACAAAACCATCGTGAATGGAAAAAAAATCAAATAAAAGATTAAAAA